ATTTAGTTCTGTTTTAGGGGGTCGGAGGTGGCTTAGACCAACCCCTCAGAGATAGAGTAATAACCTATTTAGGAGGGTTTTGGTATGGCAGACATGACTGAACGGATAGAGAAACAGATGGAGGGCACAAATTTAGCCCTTGCGGCAGTTGCTGAAGTCTTACAAAAAATGGATGTAAGACTATCCAAGGAGGAAGAGCAAGCTCAATATGATGCTCAAGCAAATGCTCAGGCGGCTGCTCGATCTGACTTGGTTAAGTCAATCGCTAATGAAGTTCTCTCGGTAATGAAACAAGACCAGGGACTTGAAGTTAGTGGTAAGGAGCGCAAGGCTAAGTCAACCGGTGGTACCCCTCAGAATTCTGATGATAGTGAAAGCGGTGCAAGCCCTAACACCAACATCAAGGATCAGCAGAACACCATTCAGGCTATGCGAAAGCAGGATGAAGAAGAAGAAGAAGAGGACGGAATAGAAATGGCCTATAAGAATAAGTTTGCTAAGGATGAAGAGGATGAGGATGAGGATGTTGCAGAACTTCCTATAGAAGAGAAAGGTTATGGTAATGGCGAAGAGGATGAAGAAGAAGAGCCTGAAATGAAGGCTATGCGAAAGCAGATTCAAGCTATGAAGAAACAGCTTGAAGCTACTGAAGCTGGAATGCAGAAGGCGATTCAATCTGAGTCTGAAAACAGGCTTCGCAAGATGGGCTTCCGTGAGGAAACTGGCTTGCAAGCTCCTAAGTTGACGAGTGGTCTGGGTATTGATTCAACACCACTCATCAAGTCAAACAGTGTTGATGTAGTGGATCAGCTTGCTGATCTTTCATACGGACAACTCCGTGAGCTTCAGTATAAAATAGAAACGGGGAACACCGAGGGTCTTCCTCGTGAGCTAATGGGATAATTTTTTATAGGGGGTCCAAGTAATGGCTAATCCATCACTATCAGAATATCTAGCCCAATCGCAGCGTGGTCTGTATAACTCAGTATTCGGTCCAGAATACTTGATGAAGCAGACATACTTCACTGTAGATACGGCTACAGGTATCTTTAATACAACTTATGGTAGAAAGGTCTGGCAAGCACTAAACAACCAGACTAGGTTCTTTAACGCAATTCCCAGAACAGTCTGGGGCAACACTGCTGGTTGGCGTGTCCGAACCGATAGAGGTTCATCCAGAAGCCGTCCAGTAACAGAGACAGGCAGTCTTCCCACTGTCGATGTCTCCAACATTGAGACAGTATCGAGTCTACCTCGTATCGTTTCAACGACTTTCGGTGCTAGTGTGAAGTCCGTCTTCACTGCCCAGCTAGAAGGTGGTGTTGGGGATGTGCTGGCATTGGAGAATGAGAACGCTCAGTTAGATCACATCAAAGAGATCAACGAAGAGATTCTCGCAGGTACTGCTTACCTATGTTCAGATGGTGGTACCACCTCTTTCACAGTTCCAGCAGCAATTGCTAAACATTTCAAGATTGGTGACGCTGTAGGACAAGATGATGATACTGCCGGTGGATTTGATAGGACTTCTGGTTCTGTTATTACAGCAGTAGACACTAGCTCTGGTGTGGTTACAGTTGCTAACGGCACTACTTTCGGTGATTCAGACATAGCTTATATTTATAGTAGAGCAGGATTTACTTCCATTGATGACATTGTAGCAGAAGACGGTATGGCAGCTGGTGGAGGTGCCGCAAATACTAGAGCATATGACCTAACCCAAGCAGGACGAACTGCTGGTGGTTGGAATGCCGGTGCTTCAGTTAGTTACAACAGTGGTACAGGGCGAGCTTTAAGTCTCAACCTTTTGGATACCGCTATACAGAAGATCAGGGAAAATGGTGGAGAGCCAAAGCTGATTCTTCTTGGGCATGATCAGTACTTCAACCTTGAGAGACTGTTGAATAGCCAACAGCGATATCTTGGTCAGGAGGAGTACCAAGTTGGTGTAGGTTCCGAAAGGACTTATCCAGGTACTCGAACAGGTCTAGTCCTTGCGACTTATCAGGGTATTCCAATTCTTCCAGATGCGGATATTCCTAAATCTGTCAGCACTACTAACGCTGTTCTGGGCAGTAATGTTTATGTACTGGATACTGACTATCTTGAAATGGCAGTAGCTCAACCTACTCAGTATGTTGAGAACCGTGACTACTTTGCAGCTAATGCTCTAGTGGTTCGTGGATTGCTTTACACGATGGCTGAACTCCGATGCAAGAACATATTTGTTCAGGCAAAAATCGCAGACCTAAATTCCTAATCTAGGAATCGTGGGGGTGTGGAGTAATCTGCACCCCCACAAATAATAAATAGTCGAATGTAATGTTATGTAATGGTGAACAATGCAGAGTGTATATGTTAATGGTGTGTTGCAAAGTCTGGACATTCAGACAAAGAGGATGATTGGAGAAGTGATGAATCTACTAGAAGCTTCATTATCTGAAACTCCTGCAACATTGGCTTTAAAGAAATCAATAAAGCAAGCCATGTGGCGTACAAATCGTAGTGTTCAAGATGATGTGAACAGTATGTCATTCACTAACTTGGAGGAATGAAATGGCGAAACACACTTTTGCAATGACCGATGTAACTGGTGACACTAGGGTATTAGCTCGATCAGCAATGGGCTACGATTGGAACTATTACGCTGATGACGAAACTGTTATTTTTGGGTCAGACTCTGATGCCACACTTGCATGGGATGGAGATTCCCTGAATGTGACATCCGCTGCTACTGAAGTCTCTGGTACTGTCTCAATCGCTGGGGCCACTTCCTTAGCAACAACAGCACGAATGACTGTTGGAACTGGT